GAACCCGCCCCCTTTATATCACACCCCCTTTAATCTCTAACAAAATTTTAAAACAAAAAAAGCACAACAAAGTTACAAATTTATTTTTGTAACGATTGCTATGCTATACTATCATACTATATACACTAGTATTATACTACTACTATACTATTCTTCTTTATCTCCTCCCTCTATTTCTTCTTTCTTATTAGTTAAGAACTTATACAGATGACTAACTACTACTGTTAAGTATACAGTTCCAATGAGTGTTATTAGTTCATCACTAATCATACCTTTAAAGACTGTCATACCTGATACATAAACAGATAGGACAATAAGCTCTACTGCTATACGTTTTCTAACGCTAGGTTTTAAAGTACCAGTATCAATAAACTCCAGTATTAAACTTAATACCTGCATAAATACAACTAGACCTATTTCTTTCAATGTTTCAATCACTACCTTTCTTCTCCTCTATTATTAGTTTTCCACTTGGTATGTTTGTAGTTTTCCAGTATATACATAACCACCAAAAACGTTCCACATTTGAGCGTTTAGATTATCGTACATATTAGAGTGAACTTTTCTGTTCTGACTTCTACTATAATCTCCGTCAGGTTGTTCAAACACTTGTAAGTGTAGTCCTTTAGCTTTACATTCTAGTAAGTAATTACCTCCTCTTTCTGTTGTAGGGTTCATTAGTATGCTATTATCAAAAGTGCAATTGCTTGGTACTTTGATATAATACTCTTTAACTGGGTTTAATATTTGAGCAAAGTTTTCAACCTCACATCTAATTGTATAACTCTGTTCAACAGGGTTAAAATCAACAGTTTCGAAACCTGAATGGATATTGACTTTATAAGCACAACAGAAGTCAAATTCTTCGCTATAATAAAAGCCAAAGTTTGGATAAACCTCTCTGTGTCCTTTGTCCATTTGGTATTGAGTATACTTGTATCTGTCTGCTTCTGACAATTGGAACGGTTTAGGCCCTTCGCCCTCTGTGATTTGGATATTCTTTACATGCCATTCACTATTAGCCTGCATTCTAAAGCGAAATGTTTTAGATGTTGGAAACGTTGAAGCAGTAGTGAAAGAAATATAATGCAATTCCCAACCGTCACTTGTTACTCTGTCACTCCAGTTATAAAATAAGTCTGTACCTAGTTTTATACCTGTTTGTCCGTCAATTGTGACATCTTTAGTATTATCAACTAAGACACTACCACTAGAACCAAAGAAAGTAAGCATATTACCTTTTATTTTTCTAGCGTTAAATTGCCAAGTGTATCTTGTGTTTGGTTTTAGTTCTACTTCTCTTTCAAATTGATTGCTAGGAATGTCAGCTTCCCCTGTATTGTTTGCGAATTTGAAATAGTTCATTTGTGGGTATAAGTCGTTTTTACGCTCTACGGTACTTTGTCCGCCCATATAATAAAAAGCCCAAGTTTTATACCAGTTATCGTTATAAATCTCACTAGGTAAAATCTCCCCACCTCTAAACAAGTTATTTACACCGTTGTTAGGTGGTGTTGGAATGATTATTTGCTCTTTGAACATGTTCCAATAATTCTTCTTGTCTACTTGTATTTCTAACTTATGGCGACCTACTCCGATTAAGTCTAAAGGGTTTAATACATCTACTTTTCTTCCGTTTAAATAACTATCCATTTTTTAGCCCTCTCAAACCGTAACCGCTGATAATAAAGTCATCTGCTTCAATGTCTAGTGAATACTGCGGTTGTCTATAATTATAATTTGCGTTAGGTTGTGAATTTTCCCAACCTATGACATCTTTGTCTTTTGTGCATTTAGCTAAAGCACCATTCAAAACGGTTGTAATTACTTTAGTTTTGGTATTTACAATCATTTCAGTTTTTGAAACGTTCCACTTGTTAAAACGACTGATAGAAACGTTACACAACCATTTTACACGGTATATTTTCATTTCTACATCAATATACCCTTGAGCGTACACATCTCCCTCTTTGTAACTCTGTAAGGGGTCAGCATAATAAAATAAACAGAAGTCCATTTCTTCGTCATAATATAGACCGTTATAAGTGTATTTATTACTAAAAAACTCAATATATTGCTTTTTATTCATTGCTACGCTTATTGTATCTTTACTAGGGTTAATAAGCTCAATAGGGTTATGAATTAGCAACTCTTCAAAGTTTAACCATGAAAACATTTTATTCATATATCCTTTCTAATTTACATAGTCCTGTCATAAAGTCCATTTCATAAGGAACGCAAGGACCGTAAGACTGATTTTGTGGGTTTTCGTCTTTAATTCCCCACCATTGATATCTCGTGTTGTACAAGTTAGTGAACATTTGAGGGTTATATTTGACTTCATCGTACTGCACTTTAGGTGTAAACTCGTTATAGTCTAACCAGTTAGGGCGAATATTTTGAAGCATTTCAGCGTTAGTTTTGTCTGTAAAAACGATATGACCATTCATAGCACCATCTTTTGGTACAATAGTCCAAGCCTTTAAGAGTGCCGTGTTTGAATCTGGTATGGTGTATTCTACCGAACGTTCCCAAGCTGACTTGGTAGGGTTGTACTTATAAAGCCACGCTCTTTTTTGTTTGTCATTGATGAACAGAACACGGTCCGGAATTGCCTTAGTTCGTTTGTTGTCGTACCCTCTGAACCAGTCCTCACTCATGTGGTCTGTTGCTAGGTATTTTTGGAACAGAGAAACATTCCAACCGATTGAAATACCTTTGATTGCTTTGAGGTTTGTTTCTGTGTCTACCATTCTAACTCTCCAAGGTCGCATGATTAAGCCGTTTGGTAGTCCGTTGGTAGTCATCCAGTCATTCATACCGCTATAACTTGGCTCTCCAAACACTTGCGGAGGTGTTACACCAACCCTCGAACGCATAACTTCAACTTCTTTGTTAGAATCTTCGTTCACATAGTAAGAACCTAAAGAGTAACCAACGTTTAAAATTGCTGAACGTGGTATTTCATCAACTCTATAACCTTGGCTTGCTTGTTGATAGTGGTAACCCTCTATACATACGTTAGCCATTTCGCCTGCTACTGGGTCAATTGCCGTGTTTTGGTCTACTACATACAACGGTTCTTGTATTGTTGCCCAATCGTTCCCAACGCTATCAAACGCTTGTCTAGCGTCTTGAAACTGTTCAGGGTATAAAGTGTTACCTGTCATGTCAAACACGCTCTTAGAACCGTTTAAAACGTGAAAATTAACTGTTCTACCACTTGCGTTTGTATACATATCATAATCAATTCCAATCAATACACGTTGATTAAGAGGACGGCAATAGCACCATACCGCATTCTGTTTTGTATCTCCTTCAAACAGTTCATAATTTTCATCATTTAGTTGTCCGCCCCAAACGTAATCTTTGAAGTCGTTACTATCTGTTTCAGAATAACCAGTATAAACTGGACGAGAATCTGCCATGTCTTGGCTCTTAAAATAGTTGTACTCCTCTTCTGTTGTGACGTATGGTGTTACCTTGTCCATTTCAATCTTAGGGAAAAACAAACCGATTTGTTCCTCTTGTCCTGTGCTATCAAGTTCAACCCTCAAACCTAAGTTTTCAGCCGTTTCCGTAGTTTGTAGCGTAACTAACTCACTAACAAAAATATATTGCCAAGGTTCAACTGTATAAGTACCCACAGAAGCCACAGAATCGCCATATAAGAGTTTTAAATTAAAGTCTAATGGTTTTCTACCAAAGTTAGTTAAACGAATCGACACGCCTATTTTATTGCCTTGTGTGAGGTTTGGTTTAACTGGTAATTTTTCCCAATGTGTTAAATAAGTCCACCCCCATGTTCCACTAGCGTTTTTAGGGTTATAAAGTCTAATACCTAAGCTATAAGGTCTATGCCAATCGTTAGGGAATTGACTAGTTCTGTCTACTTCGCTTAAATCGTTTAGTTTGAAGTAATGGTTAGGGTCAAACTTATCTGGGTCCTCTGACGTGTCCCCTGTTAAAAATCTAAGGTTAGAACGTGTCAACAAGTTCCATTGTGGCAACTCTTTGCAAAAGTCTAGCCCTGTTTTTTCGTTCCAAGTATATGCTTTATTCAATTGCCAAGCCCTCCACTAAGTCTACTAGTTCTTTTTCTGTGCTTACTTCGTCCACTTTTTGTTGTTTAAGTTTAACGTTTGCGTCAATATAAACTCCCTCAATCTCCATTAATTTTAACAACGCTGAACGGTCTGGCAGTTTATTGACTTCGGTAACTGTTCGCCCTATTTCTGTCTTTCGTCCGTTAGGGTTGTTTTTATATTGAATAACTGTCTTTGTTTCTTGTCCTCCAAAAGCTAGGGTCTTTAATGCCTCTAGCATTTTTTTATTTTCTTCTTCTGTCATACCCATTAAATAAAATAGTCCTCACTTTCTTCACTTTCTAAGAACCACCACATCAAGTTGATTAAAGCGTCAGCCAAATCAATCTTATCTGTATAGCCCTTTTTAATAATACGCATAAGCCCAAAATCGTTTATTTTGGTTTCTGCGTTCATTAAATGCACCGCTAGTAATTTACTATCAAAATGAATTTTACCCTCCTCCATTAGCTTCTGTGTGGCTTCTAGGGTATTAGATAGCTTAAAACTGTTCTGCATTACTTTGTTATAAAATTCAATGTCATAAGTTTGTTCAAATTTATCAATGAAATTCTTGGCATAGTTAGGGTCATAATTCAACGCAATTGGAACACTACCATTCATAGCACTCATAAAAGCGTCCCATGCTTCATCTGACATGTTATTAATGCCCTCGTGTGTTATTGTTTCCCCTAAGTGCTTAAATTTATCTTCTGCACTCTCTGGCATGATAGGGATAGCTTTAAAATAATAGTGTCCGTTTTCTCTGTAACCTATCACAGTACCCCAAACATCGCCACGTACTGAAAAATCTGAACCAATAGCAACTAAACGACCCTCAAAATCTAATGGTGGTACTAGGCACTTATCTACAATTTGTTTTGTAAAGATTGTAGTGCTGTCAGTCATTGATAAGTTAAAGCGTTTAGTGATAATTTTAGCCATTTTGACAGGGTTACCGATTGCCCCTATAAAGTCCTTTTGAATGTCCTCAAGTGTTAAAGTGTAGCCTAAAGCTGGGTTTGCTTTAATGTACTTAGAACTGTCTTTTACTTCGTCGTAATCGTCTAAAGCATAATAGAAAACCCAATGACTGAAATCATCATCTTTTACCCATTCTTTCCAACTTTCAAGCTCGTCATCATAAGCACCACCACGAATAACGTTGTTTGTGGTTGAAATAAAAAGCGTACCCTTGTTTTTTCTTAGCCCCTGTCTAATAGTGATAAGAGGGTTCTTTTTAAAAGCACCAAACTCATCTATAATAACTAATTGTTCACGTCCACCGTCTAGCGTGTCCTCGTTACTAGCATAGATAGAAATCTCTGTACCTTTGCTTTTTAGAATTGAGTTATCTTTTACTACAATTTGTTCTTTATTCAACTTGAATTGATTTTTAAACTTATTAATGATAGTGCCTTGACAGTTTCCCATAGCTCTAAAATGCTTCATCAAGATTTTTTCAGCTTGGTCTTTTTTAGTAGCCATTAAAGCAATAACACTATTAGGATTAGGAAATAAAAAGAGTTCAATTAAGGCTATCATTACATCAAGAATAGATTTAGCGTTCGAACGTCCTACAATAACAACAAATTCATCAATTTGGTAAGGAGTGCAATACATCAAAGTAAGCACCGCCTTGTGATATGGTATGATTTTAAAGCGTTCGTTATTAGGCAAAGTCATAAATTCCTCAATGAAGTTGAAAATTTTCTCTGCCTTGTTGTAGTCTATTTCGTGTTCGATTTTAGCCACTTTTTTCTTTAGTAGCTTAATCATTTCGCCATTATCTTTCTTTTGTCCTATCCAGTCTTGAATTAAACTCATTTTTTATATCTCCTTATATTAAGCCCTCCGCTAAAATTCTAGCATAGTCTATCAAATCTCCGCTTCGTTCCATTCCTTGATGACATTTATGGCAAAGAACTTCGGTAGGTACATTTATCACTTCTTTGTAAAAGTCGTTGACCTCTAACATGTCATTATTCCATTGTAAGGGAATAACGTGATGACAAATCAAGTGTTCTGTACTCCAACACTTCTCACAATGTCCTACCCTGTTCTTTTCTTCACGTGCCTTTTTTATCCACCTAGGGTCATTGTATAGCTTACTTTTAGTATAAATCAACGCTTATTCAATTTAACCCCATTTCTTTCCAGTTTGTTATAAATTTCGTTCGCAATTCTACGACCGTCCGCACTTGATTGTACGTAAATTTTGATATCTTGTTGTGAGTTGTCTTGTGTTCCAATGTTTGGTGTTGCCGTTGTTCCTTTGGTTGCTCGTGCATAAGGTTGGACCGCATTCACGGCTCTGCTGATTGCTTCTCTACCACCTGCAAAGAATTGCAAGTCTAACGGTAACTGTCCATTTCTTGAACCTAGAATTTTTTGACCTAGTGAAGTGGGTTCTTTAATTCCAAGAGGGTCAATATTACTTCTTAACCAACCCCAATGAAAGTCACTAAAAGCGTCGCCCCATGTACTGTTCTTTCTGAAACCTAATGCTTTACCAAGTAAACCAGTATTACCTCCGATATTGCGTGAAAGGTTCAAAGCACTTTGGACGGCACTATAAGCGTTATTTGCCCAATTGTACAAATCTCTTAATGAACTAATAGCCGAACCAACTTTACCCAAGAAACTACCAATAGAAGTGTAATTGATTTTATTGAAAAAGTTCTCAACTGCTCGTTTAGCGTCATTAACTGCGTCTTTCATTTCATCTTGTGAAACTTTACCGTCTTTGTTCTTGTCAATGATTTGTGTCAATGCACCAACTGCTTTACCTGCCATTTGTCCTAACTGGCTACCGATAGTGCTTGCCATTGTTGTGGCGTTGTTTCCTAGGTTACCCATGTCAATGCCTGTATCGCCTAACCCTTTACGGAAACCGTCCAATGCACTTGTATTGAAACCGTTAGAAATCATTTCACGAATTTGCCCCCATGTACTAGGACCTGAAGCAACTAATTCATTCCCTTTCTGTTGAAACAGTTCTAAAGCTCGGTTCATTACATCTGTACCGATTGCACCGTCCTCCATAGCTTGCTTGAACTCTCCCATGCCTATGCTAGTATGGTTAATTTCGTTATATGCTTGAATCAACATATCACGGAACTGTGCACCCAAAGCTGATTGCATGATTTGATTGAAGTCTTGAGCATGTAAAACTCCTGAACCTAATGCTTGAGCCAAACCATAAGAAAATTGCTTCTGTGTGTCCATTGATAGACCTAGACTGTCCCCTACGGCATTAATTGAATTAACAATTTTAAATGCTTGGTCGCCTGTTAGACTAGTATAACCTGAAATGGTAGACCCTAACTCGTTCAAGTCATTGCGTTGTGATTTTAGCAGCTCACTTCCTGAATCAATGTATGAATTAAATTTTTTGTAACCCTCTGCACCGTCCGACAAAGTAGCTGACAAGCTCTTTTGTGCTTGAATTTGACGGTCATAAGTAGTCATCAAGTTGTTAGCAAAACCACCAACTAAGTCAGTCGCTTTTGAAATTCCACCAGTAACAAGTGACAAGCCTGCTGAAATACCACTTACAACGTTACCAACTTTAGAGAACGTTCCAAGTAGCGAACCGCCTGCACTTTTTACGTTTTCGACTACGCTTGAAAGTCCTCCGCTTTTAACTCCTTGTGAGCCTACTTTAGCTAGTTCTGTGCTTAATCTAGTCGCTTGCGTTTGTGCTTTGACTAACTGGCTTTCTAATGCTTGTACTTGCTTTTGTGTAGCACCTGACATCTTTGCGTTTGCAAGTGCCTTTGTTAAATTATCTACGTTCTGTTTAGCAAGGTTTAAAGCTCTTTGTGTTTCTTTAATACCTTTGTCTTTCATAGTCACAGAACCAGTTATTTGAGCGTTTCGGTTCGTTTCTTTAGCTAGGCGACCGATATTATTAATCTCTCTCTGTGCTTCTCTAGCACTACTTAAAACACCCTTAGTGTCCAGTTCTGCCTGAATGACATATTTTTCTTTAGCCATTGTTTGTTATACTCCTTAATTTACGCTTAATAGTTTTTGTTTTGTCGTCCATTTCGTGAGTAGCTTTAATTAGTGTTTGTCCATAACGTTGATGTAAGTGACGGTCATGTAATAAGACATTGAGCATTCTCCAACTTTCATCTTTAGCCTTGAAGCCATTGACTACACCAATGTTTCCGCTTTTTAGTGAACCGTATGAACGTGTCACTTGCTTAGTGATTTTCTTAGTATCAAACTTAACAGGGTAACGTGAGAAATCTCCACCCAATGTACTCTTATAACTGCGTTTTACTGTGTTCTGGTTAGAGTTGAAACTATCAACCATTTCTAACCAAACTTTCTTAAGCTGTTTCTCTGTGAATTTTTCTAATCCTGTGACTTGCTTGGCGGTTGCCATAGTTCTACCTCCACATGTTCCGCTTTGTTTAATTCCTCTGCGGTTGTTTTCTTCTTCTCTTTAGGTGTCAACGCTGAAATTAGTTTTAGTGTCCACGCTAAAGGTCTATGGCTGTATACTTCATAGGGAACTCTAAAGGCTGTCATAGCACTAACAATTGCAAGTGTTGTAATTCTTGCGTCTTCCCTTATTTCTTCGTTGTTAGTGCTATTGCTTTTTTTGTTTCGTCTACCAATTGTTCCATAAGTTCGGCAACAGTAACAGGCAACAAACCACCAATCAAAGCTCCTAAAATTTCATCAAGTGTATATTGTGGCGCGCAAGCCCAAAAGAACAATGCCAAACTGTGATAATCTCGTTCGTTTAAATCTCCGAAGTAAATTCCATTATCTTCCATACGTTCTAATGCTTTAAAGTCAAATTTAAAATCTTCTTTCTTCATTTCTGTTCTCCTTATAAATTAAAATAAAAGAGTGGGAACTATTAATTCCAAGCCCTCCACTCTTAAAAATTACGCCTTGATGTCAGTAGCCGTGAGCGGTTTAAGGTCTGTAAACAACTTTTTAAATGCTAAGGCGGGACCGCTTGTGCCAGTTGCTAGGTCTTTGTCAGAAACTTTGAACTTAACAAACAAACGTTTTTTACCGTCTAGTGTAAAATCTCCAGTTGTAACAGTTGCCTCGTGTTCGTACTCTTTACCTGTTGGACTTTCTTCGTCAGCTTCTGCCGTGTCGCTTGGTGTGGTAGCCTGAACACTTGGATAGAATGTTGCTTTATACCCTGTCCCGTCATCGTCACGGTAACGCTCTGCATAAGCGAAGCCATAAGGTTTATAATTTGCTACGTCATCAGTCAAAAACCCTTGAACACTTCCAAACCCTAAAGCGTGAGTTGCAAAGTCGTCTGGTAAGTCATAAGATTTAACTTTAATTTGTGTATCTTTAGCACCTGCGATTGTACGATAAGGAGCGTTAAAACCTGCATAGAAGTTTTTGTTTTCTTGTTTGCTATCTGTTTCAATACCACGCAAGCCTGCGATTGGAATACCTGTTTTTGACCCTGTAAGGTCTGTGAATACTACCCCATACCCTAAACCGTGGGTTAATTCATTTTTTGATGTATATGCCATTTATTTTTATCCTCCTACTACTGTTTCCCAAACTTTAACCGCACCACGTTCAAGAAAACCACCGCAAACGGTAATAGTACCATAAACTTGTACGTTATTAAATTGAACGTCTTTAGTCACATTGAACTGTGGCGTCAAGTCCCCTACTAAAATTCCCTTGTAAGGGTTGATAAGAACTTTATCATAAGTTCTACTAGGCTCTGTATTAAAGTATTTAAAACTAATCGTTTCTACTTTTGTCACTCCGTCAACTACTGGTGTGAAATTATTTTCTTTTACAAAAAGAACATCGTCGCCTGATTGTGAAAAATCACTTGAACTTGCTTTATGTTTAATAGCCCCAATAATTGAACTATTAACAATAGAACTGTGTGTTCCACCCCAAATTAAATGACTTTCTATAGTTTGATATAAAACATCTCGAACGCTTTGCATAGCGTTTTGAATACCGTCAGCAGTCAAGTTTCCTGCGTCAGCTAAGTTGATACCAAAACCAAAACCACGTGGCGTGAAAATTTTATAAGTTGTTTCTCCTACCGTCAGCACGCTACCTGATTGCCCTTGCTCTTTAGCAAGTGGGAAACCTCCCAAATTGACCTGTTGTAATAAATCTGCCCCAACTTTAGGAATACGTGACAAGAGAGGAAACGCGTCTCCGATATTCCCTCCATTTATCACATTTTTTATTTGTTGGGCATAACGGTCTGTAATATTAAAATCAGCCATTATTTATTCCCTTTCTTATTTTTTACCTCTTGAAATTTATTCAGTCGTTACTTTTTTAGGTATGCTGAACGGTTTTTACCACGGATAGAACCACCCACAAGAGTTTCAGAAAGCCATTGTTCCACGTTATAACGTAGGTCAAAGTCGTTGTAATTTTCCATGTTCAAATCTCCGATAAGAACGTACTCATCGTGATTGTAAACCGCTACTTCGTCCTTAGGCATCCAGACACGTGTTTCAAGATTAACGGCACCAAACGATTGAGCGATTTGTGCTTTTGTCGCAAGTTCGTTGAATCGTGAGCGTCCGTCTGTTCCTTTAGCTTTTCGCAACTCTGCAAAAGTTTGTGGGCTCATAACAATTGTGATTGCGTCAGAAATTGAGCATTCAGCAACTGCGTCAGTGATACCGTCAAACAAATCTTTATATTGAATTTGTTTTGTCCAATCGTCTGTGGCATTTTTCAAACCATAGAAACCATTAGAACCGTCAGCAGAACCAAGAATCATGTTGTATTCCACTTTTTGAATAACACGGTTTACCATTTCAGACATTACATATTCAGATAACGCACCTGAATCATTTACACCACGGACTGTTGCTTTATCCATTTGTAAGTATGCTTCTGCCATTTGTGGACGTAGTGAACGTTTTGAAGCAGTTTGAGCTTTGTTTTTGTCTGTACCTGCTTTGAAAGTACCAGAGATAAATGTATCATCTACACCGTCCTCTGCAAGTGTCAAACCTTGGAAGCGTGCTTTCATAGCACCGTCATAAATACCTGACTTACGAGCATATTTTGAAGTGATAGACCCAAGAGAGTTTACAACGTTCAAATCTGCACCATTAGCAAATTCACGCAAGAAACCTTGTTCTGGCATTTCAGTCATTTTGTCCCCAAGTTCACGCATAAATTTACGCTCTACGTCTTGAGGTTTTTCGCTAGGAATAGACGCTTCACGTTCCTTTTTAAGTTCTTCACGTTCTTTGTTAAGTTCTTCTACTTTAGCTTCAAGTTCTCGAACTTTTACACCTGCTTCAATTGCTTGCTTCATGATTTCTTGTGTTTCGTTTGCACCCATTTGTTTTTGTTCTCCTTTTTCTTCTTCTCTTACTTTTGTCACTTTAGCACCTTTGTTACTTGGTAACGGAGTAAGTGACACCTCCGTAATTGTAACATCTTTATAATAGCCTACTCCGTCAATTTCACGAGCTTTTACACCGTTAGCATTAAAGCCAACTGAAAGCCCTGTTTCCTCAATCTTTTCAGCCGTGTATTGTTCTTCGTCAACGTAACCTGTCAAGATTACATTGTCCCCCTCGAGATGAACAAACCCTGACCCAATCTTTTCCCTATGACGGTTAAGGATATCTACTCCGTCGCCTGCGTTAGCAATGGACTCGATAACAGTACCGTGAGAATCAATTGTTCCCAACGGGTTCGCTATCCCTCGAACTGCTTTTACTTTCAATATTTCCTCCCTTAGCCGTTGTTGATATATAAGCCACAAAATTCTCTTGATTGAAAATTATGTTCTTATCGTGTTGTTTTAATAGTGGTAACACTTTTTGAATTGCGAAAGCGATAATAGTAACTTCATTACTTTGTCCGTAAAGCAATTCTCTTGGCATTCCGTACTCACTCAAAGCAATTTCAATTGCAAGGTTTGCGTCATTTTGTAGTGAACCGCTATAATCTGGCTGAATCTGTTTGATATCATCATCTGAACCAATAACCGAAACACCATTAAATTCTCTGGCAAGTTGTTGTTGTTGTGTCAGACGTTCTCTAATTCTGTCCCAAACTTCTTTAAGACCACTAGAAACTTTAGTTTTCCAATAGATTTTGATTTGAGCTTGAGAATCAAGACGTCTACCAATTCCATTACTAGCCATTCCAAACATTACCCCAAACCGTTGAGGGTTAGCGCCATAGAAAGGGTTTAATAACATTTCATAGTCGTTTGTTCCAATAGTGACCTGTCTGCGATTTGGTTCTCTAACTAAAATATTAAACTGGTCAGCATTCACTCTTTGAGCATAATACTTGAAACCACCATACCAAACACGATATACTTCTTGACCTTGTAAAGCCCAAAAGAATAAGTCCTCAAGTTTGGACGCTTCTGAATAATCAACATTATCAAAATAGGAAACTAAGCCCAACAACTTACCTAGTAACAAATCAGTTGTAGGGTCTTGTACCGTGAAAGTTGAAAAGCTCACATCTTCCGCTCTGCGTGAGAGATTGAATAAGCTCATTTACTTCCTCCTATTTTACTTCTCCTGAAGCCATGTCAATTTTGCGTCCGAACTCTTTTTCGATTTCTGCAATAAACATTGTGTCAACTGGCAAATTAAGTTTAGCCCATTTGTTTTGATAGTTTTCCAACATACGAATTGTGCGAATGTGGCGAACACTTACACCGTCAGAAACATACCAATGTTTAACTTTACCACTTCCGTCTAGTCCTTTAATAAGGTACATTTTAATCATTCCTCCTGTTTGAATATTTTGGTTTGAATCGCTAAAAATTAGTTTATTAAATAAGTCAAGTTCTGCCTGTCTGCGTCTTACTAAACCTTGTAAAACTTGACCGCCTGCATTACGATACTTCGGAATCATTGAAGCACAATAAGAATGACTGAACTCTGCCCAACCGTCAGCAACGAAAACATTACCGCAATTATAAGCCAATGAAACCAAAGCGTCAAACTCATTTTGATTTGCTTTGCCTTTTACATAAGCGTCAACCATAGGTGCATACTTGTTATTGATGTCAATTTCTAGCTGGCTATCTGCTTGAGCCCGTGTCCAAGTTGTACCTGCTTCAACTCCATAATGTCCCCAACCGATAGTGTACATCTTTTCCCACGGTACTGGTTTATAAGCAGTCAATCGGCAACCCTCGAACTCTTTAATCAAGTTCAAACCGTTTTGAGATATTTTGATATTACCACCTCCATTTTTGATTATTGTTTTTTATAAGGGAACAATTAACCCAAGTGTTCACAATATGTCAAGATGTTATAAGCGTCAGCCATGTTGTCATCTTTGCAATCAGAATCAACCAAGCCTGTGGCTTTTAAAAGCTCAAGACTTTCTTCTTTGCGTTGTTCTCGTTTACCTGAAATAAGATGATAGCTACACCACTTAGAGTTATCTATAAAAGTATAGCCATTTACTAGACCGTCAATAGCACCGATAAAATAACCGTTACAATTAGCAAGCGTAATACTGTGCTTTCTGTTTCTACCCATGATAGGTGTTTCAATGGCTAGATGATAATCTTTTAAATCAAACTCATCAATGATATCTTTAATTGCGTTTACAATGTCAAAGGTACGTTCCCAAGCGTTCTTTTTTGAGTTATATGCTTTAATAGAACCGACAAACAATTGACCCTCTTTTCTAAAAGCGTACCCTGTACCCTCGTCTTTCCTACTAGCGGTACTAAAATCAATAGCTAAAATTTTCTTCATTTCTATCCTCTTAAATAGGTAGGCTATAAGAAGTCACGACTGCATAAACATCTTCACGTGTTTTGTCAATGTTGATACCGTAATCAGTTTTGTCAATAAATTCTAACACTTGTTTTAATTCTGCTTCATCATTAACAAAATAGATGTTTTTTTCTGCCATGCTTTATACCTCCCTCATTGATTATGGTATTATTTTACCATACGCATTTTTTAATTTTAGTTTTACAGTACCAACAAAAGATTTAGATAGTTTACAATTTGATCAAATAATTTGTAACCAAAAAATAATATATTGTCTATAAACCGCACGATTAAGCCATTCTAATAATTGTGTGTGCAATTCTTGGGCTTGATTTTAAAAAAACATGTGCTATACTATATATATAAAAAAATTAACGACTGTTAGCTGATGACTTGTTGACAGTTTAGAAGTAGAGAACACTAGACCGAATAGGCTAGTAATTATCGAAAGTCTTTGCAAGATTTGCCTTGAGTTGTCTATGGTTGCTAAAAAAGACAACTAATTGAAAATTGAAATAACATACAAAAAAGCTAGAGGTTAGCATTAAATGAAATCTTGTGAGTTCCATGAGTGTCGTGAACTAAAACACTCCGTGACGCTTGGAAGTCTGACAGACCTATTACATAACAAGAATGAAATTTGTTTACTTGTTCTTTAGGTTGCTGGGATAACAAGACACGTTAGGGGCTAGGGGCTTACCCAAAAAGGCAAAGGCAAATTATAACTTTAATTAAAAATTAAAATAATTAAAAAGAAATATTTTATAACTTGAATTGTAATAATCGAATTGCTATAATCTAAGTATAGAAAATAAATGAAAGAGGTACAAAAAAATGGGGTTCAATATTAAACTTAGTATTTACAAAGGCGATTACATTGTAATGAGTGACGGAACTATGAAGCGTATAACAAAGACAGGTAAAATAGTAAATAAGCCTGTAACTGTAACACCGCAAAATAACGGATATGTTAGAACTACTATACACAGAAGAAATGAATACATTCATAGAATTGTAGCAAGTGTTTTTATTGGCGACCCTACAGGATTTGATGTAGACCATATAGATGGAAATAAGGAAAATAATGATATTAGTAATTTGGAAATCATCACACATAAAGAAAATGTAAGAAGAAGAGATTTAACTTATGGCGGTTCTTTATATGAACGCGCTTTAAAAAATAGAGAAAGAGGTAAATAAATATGTTCATCGTTTATTGGATAATGTCAGCTATGTTTGGAATCGTGGCTAGTGTAGACTGTTCACTCTATGGAGTTTGGTTCTTATGTTGTTTAGGTTGCTTTATCCTAGGTTTGGTAAATCTATTAAAAGGAGGTTATTGATTGACAATTTTGGCAGTTTTTGTTACTATAATTTTATCATTTATTTTTATAGTTGACTTTTTACTTATAATCGGTCTTATTATTACACTATGGAGGTTTTTCAAATGACAATTATTGACGACATCAAAGCAATTAACAAAGATATCAAAAAAGCAAAAGACTGGGAACAAATGGTCCAACGTGCTAAGTATTGGCTAGTTAGATTAAAAAATATATATCCTGATTATGAATTTAAAACTTATTTTACACCCTTGCGTGATAAAAACATCATTTTTATTGACTATAAAGTAAAAGGGGTTGATTAAAATGCAGGACTTGTTTAAACGTGTTATAACTGCTAAGGAGTTGCAAGAAAAAGAGGACTTCAAAGGTGGTAATGAGTGGCTTATAGAACACTTAATACCAAGAGGACAGGCAGGTCTAACAATTGCACCACAAAAGTCTTTTAAAAGTTCCACGACTTTACAAATGGCTTTAAGCGTAGCTAAGGGTGTCCCCTTTGGCTATTTTAAAACTAAAAAAACGAACGTGCTTATAATTGACAATGAAGATACTGACTTCGTGTTACATCAACGCTTAAAGGCTTATAACGATGTTCCTGATAACTTGCACTTCATCACTGGTGGAGTTTTTAAGCTAGACAATACAAATCATATGAATGGACTTTATAAGTTCATTAAAGAGAATAATATTAAGTTTGTCATCTTGGACAACTTAAAAGACATGCTGACAGATAGAAACATTCTGAACGATATGTCAAGTATGAATGACGTGCTAAACAATATAACACGATTGAAGTTGCTACTGAATGATGTAACATTTTTATTGATTGCACATGCTCGAAAAGATACAAATAACCAATCGCTTGAGGAAAAGAGTTTTCGTGTTCGGAGTACACATGCCTTAGGTAGTTCGGCAATTGGTGCATGGTTTGAGTTCTGTTTGTGTTTAAGCCCTAAAATGGGAAAGAATAGTAAGTATTCAATTTTAACTGTTGAGGCTCGTAACTATGCTTATGACAAAGAGGTCTGTCTAGGTTATGTAGGGGAACAATTTCAAATCATAGACCCCACAGGAAACAAACCGAAAGAGATACTTGAAGAAGAACAAAAAGAGGGGGAAGAATACGAGGAAACAAAAAAGGACGCCGAAAGTCTTTTAACAGTATTGCAACAACAAGGAAAAGTAAATATAACAAACGATTAACCGTTTTGTCTTTGACATTGCGGTTTTTCTTTTGTATAATTAAGTCATCAAGTTAAGAGAGGTTACAGAATGGATAAACTAGAAAAAGAAAACAAAGAACGTTTGGCTAGAAATTGTTTCGAGTACATGGTTATAAATGCTAAAAGAGTTAAACGATATTTAGATTGTGGCAATCTCACAAAAGCCAAGCAAAGTAGTAGATTTTTCAAAAGAAGTATGCTAGAATTAAATAAACTAGAAAAGGAACTAAACAAATGAAAATTGCACTTGAAACACTTAACAAAATAGTTGTAAGACTTCAACAAAAAGAACCAGTAACAGATATCGAAAATGATATGCTTCTAGGGCTTTTAAATAACGTCTATATGTATTATAAACAAATGGAAGATATTTCTATGCTTGATGTCTTAATCGTTCTCTATGAGCGTTTAACAGGCATTAAAACAGACAAAAAAGAAGAAGTAGCACGCTTCATTGAAAACTTTAGTGCAAAAGGTCTTGTTAAGTTATTAGACAGATTAGAAGAAAAAGGAAAACGCCAAAAAGAAAGCAAAGTAGACGACATGTTTATCAATGAAACAAGAATGTACTACAAAGTAGTAGCAAACAAAATCAAAGAAAGAGGTATCAAATAATGGCAATTGAAAAAGTAGTATATTATTATGATGACGGAACTAAGAGAGAATATCCCCCACGATTGACGGACCTAGAACAATTAGAGGAGTTCAGAAAGTCAAAAGCCGATGTCACAGAAGTGTACGACTTCATGCAAGAACATCTAAGCAAGTTTGAATCTAAGTTATCTTTATGTTTTAAATATATGGTTGATGTTCTAGGCATGGAAGAACAACAAGCAAACAACACGCTTGAATTTTGGTGCGATGAATGGGGAGTACAAAACGTTCATTTCATCGCAGAGGATGGAACGTGCCAAGCCTGTGGAAAACAATGCAATGCTGAAAAATTATTCTGTTCAGAAGAATGTTACAAAAATTACATTGAAATGAAATACAATTGTAATTGACATAGCTAAAAGAATTCGATATAATTAAGTCATCAAGTTAAGAGAGGAAACAAAAATGATTAAAGTAATTTACATCTTAGAGGACGGTTCAGACAGTTGGTTTTATGAAGTTGAAAAACTAAGAACCGCAGTAGAATGTATTAGAGAAGATATGGAAGAAACAACAATGATTGCAATAGCAGTTGTATTTGATGAAAACGGAAAGAAAATTTTGGAGGTATCAAATAATGGCTCAAGAATATTACGCAAATAAATATGGCATTCAATTAGAAGAGTTTCTAATCTGGGGAAGTGAATGGGACTTAAAATTTTGGCAATATAACTTCACAACTGGGCAAGGTTTTGCTTTAACAAACGCTTTGAAGTACTCTGTAAGGGCAGGAAAGAAACCAAACGAACCATACGAGAAAGACATGGGAAAATATAATGATTACATCAACATGGCTGTTCTAATGGGCTTTGAAAAAGAGGAAGCTGAAAACTGGGTAGCACTTCAAAAATCAATCTTTGAGGAGTTCAAAGGTAGAAAAGCAGAACTAGAAGAAATCAGAAGAAGAGAGGAAGCGAAACGTGTATAAATATTGTGCTTTGAATCGTCATAAGTTCTTATGGTTTAAAACTTTTGAAGATATGGCGAAACACTTCGGTGTTACTGAAAGTTATTTAAAATTATGGCTGAATAAAGACAAGCCTTTGAATGGTTGGTTTATAAAAGAGGTAAATTATGATTCTGAACTGGAACGACTTCAATAAATGGCGTGAAACTAGCCTAGAATATCATAAAATGTTAGGGGAACACAATTACACTAATGCACTAACATTCTTTGAGTACACTAGACAATATTTCAATGCAAAAGGCTTTCCACCTCCTGAAAAGAAAACAAAAACAGGTAGGAAAGGAAAATACAATCGAAAAGATAGCCAAGAACAATTAAAACAAATACATGAATACATTGGAGGTATCAAATAATGGCATTAACAATTAAACAACTAATCGAAAAACTTGAAAAAGTAGAAAACAAATTTGGGGACGTGTATATCGAATTTCCAAGTGATTTTTTAAGCGTTGATACTGTATTATTAGACAACGAGGGCGACATCACTTTAATTAATGAAATGGCTTCACATCATTGTGATTGTCAAAAATGTAAAACAAATGAAACAGAACTTTAATAGCTTAGTAATTGACAAAAGAAAGCAAACACGGTATAATTAGTTATACAGTTAAGGAGGAATAAAAAATGTTGACTTTACTTTTAACAATTCTATTTGTTTGGCTTGTATTTAAAGCCGTTGAAAATGTAGCCGAAGAACTTGGAAGATACATTAGAGGGTTCTTGAAATGGTTGTGGAAAATGTACAAAAAACATATTAATAAAGGAGTGAGCCTATAATGGAAAGCAAAGTTCTAAAATTAATCAATGAAATTAAAGTACCAAAAAGTCAATACAATAGCTTTGGTAAATATAATTTCCGAAACAATGAAGATATTCAAACGGCTTTGAAACCTCTACTATTGCAGTTCGGTCTTATGGAAAAAGCTACAACTGAAATGTTAGAAATGAACAACGAACTAATGTTACATGTTCATATTGACATCTTTGACCCTGATAACCCTAATGACATCGCAAGTGGCGACGGTTGGGCACTTATTGACATCAATAAGAAAGGGTTCGACAAAGCACAAGCGACTGGGGCTAGTCAATCATACGCAAGCAAATATGCTTACGGTCAAGCGTTGAAATTAGATGATACCAAAGACGCTGATAGCACAAACAAAGGTCAAAACAATGTTACACAACCTAAACCACAACCAAAAGCGAACTATCTTTACAAATTGAGTGACTTGAAAAAGAAAGTAGCAAACAAAGAGATGTCAAGCGACCGTGCAAACGAACTTTGCAAACAAGGAAAAGTAAACATGAATGCTTAATTCTTGACAAAATAAATTAAATACGTTATAATTAAACTATCAAATAAAGAAAGAGGAACTAAAAAAATGAAAATCATCGAAACTTTGAAAGTAAACGAAATTAACACAAAAGAAGTTGAAACTGCAAAAGGAACTAAAAAAGTTCTGTCATTTAAAGCATATCCATTTGAGCATTATATCGGAGGTATTTGGTTACCTGATAGCGTAAATTATGGCGACATCGTAACTGTGTACATTGACCAAATTAAAGCCGAAACAAAAGGGGATAAAACTTATTATAACGCTTCATTTGCAAAAGTAACGCCTGAATTTAACCTAAACCGTGACAATAACGAAACACAAAACAATACGGTTGACTTGTTCGGTGGTGGTTCTCCTGCTGATATCCCTGACGAACAATTGCCATTCTAAAGGAGTTCAGAAATGGGATACGACTATGAAATGATACTTGATGAAGTAGACAAATTAAGTCTACAAGGACGAGTAGAGGAAGCAAAGAAACTTGTGAGAGAACTTGTTCCCCCTCTGTTCGCAGTTGATTTTACTAACTTAATGGAATTAATCGAAAGGAATACATACAAACTATGAAAATCAGTAAAGAAAAACTCACTTTTTTAAAAAATGCACCTATTATCACTTTGGAAGTCATTCATGACATGCTAGATGTAAAACAACACATCAACAACTATCAACGCAACACAAACAAAAAATACGGTCTAAACTTTGAAAAAGACGAAGTGATTAACCGTGAAGTCGCTGACATGATTATTATTAACACGCTAGGAAAGTTAAATATGTTACCTGAACAATCTTATTTCTTGCGTTTGGTACGAAATGAAGGCGTTGACACTCATAAAGCTCGTAAGGCTGAAATGTTCGCTGAAAAAGCCAATCTAGCTGATAAAATCGTTGAAATGCTTGATTTTGTCTTTAATAATTCAACATTATGTTTTGATGAAACTGAACTATTCCACTTCATTAAAAATCAAAATGTCCAAAATCTTGAATATTTCAGCAGTAAAGGACGCAAAGAGTGGTTTTCTAATCGTGTTAAATGGTTGTTAGATACTTACAAAGGGGAATAAATGATTAACTTACAAAACAAAAAACTAGACATCAAAGAGTTTCTTGAGGAGTTAGGTTTTACCGTTAGTTTGGACTATGAAAGAGAACCAATGGGAGTGATGTTTGCTGAAATACACCCTATTGTTAGTCAAGTAAGCAACAATGCAAGCATTTATCAGTCGTTTAGGACGCTTGAAATTGAACTTATGGCAATTTGTACCGAAGAAACAGAAAATAGCTTATACAGGGCTGTACAACTCTTGAGCGACGAGCATTATATTTATGCCAATACAATCACAGACAACACAAATATTATCAAATTAAGAGGTAACTACTATGATTAACGACAAAACATTGAATTTTATCCGATTCTCTAGCGGTTTTAATAACTTGAAAAAAGAAGAACTTGAAGCATTTGCCGAAAATGAAATCTTTGAACTTAACGAATACAATGCAAGTGAGGGAACACAAGGAAAATACTTCTACACTTTGGAAGATATCAACACAAACGGAACGCTTAAAAGCTATATTATTGAATGCCTAAAACTTTCGTTACAAACACGTTGGGGGAACAATTTAGAGTACCACATCGACCGAAAAACGAAATACTTGAACAAATTAACAGGAATGCAAGCGTAAGAAAGAAAGAGGAACTAAAAAAGTGAAACTAAAAAACCAAATCGAATTGCTTAACGACACTTTGAAATTACACGATGAAAAAGTTGATGAACACTTTCCAACAGATGAAAGTAAAGTACATGCTTATGCTAAAGCTCAATACATAGATTTGTTCGGAACGCTTCAAAACCTTGTAGAAGCCTATGAAGCTGGCTCGTTTTTCTTTGAAACCTCAAGAAAAGCTCTTGAAATTCTTGTTACCAACTTAAATGAACACTCTGAAATGATTAATGAAATCATGGACGAAACAAACTATAAAACTTGGACAAAACTACAAGATGAACATTACACAGGAGTGTTTTACTACGATTTACATAAAACAGTTGAAGAAACAATCGAAGAAATGAAAGAGGTGTAAAATGATTTATGTTATTTACGTCGTATTGTTTCTTTTATATAGTTGGTTCTTAATTGAAACAAGCAAAGCAACCGCTAAAATGAAAGATACAATAAAATTAGTTATAACTGGAAAACCTGAACAAGTTAAGGAAGCAATTAAAATTATAAACGAACAAAGTTATTTATTAAAATAGAAAGTGAGGTCATAACTCTTCAATTACATGCCACTCAAACGAGTGGTTTTTTTGTTTGGTTGTTAATTAGATACCCTTTGCTATATAATACCACTGTAAGCTCACAGATTGGCTTGTATTGCATTTTAGATAATTTCTAGGATAATGACAAGGAACAGAATAAAACACGCAAAATAGAACGATTTAAGAGGAATTACTGCTTATTTTTTTCAAAACGAAAAATGAAAAAATAACTCC